TGTGGACGCACCCTGGTAGACAATTGATCCTTGGGTTGCATATTTTGCAGTTAGTTCGTTGGCTTCATCGGCATCGGTGGCTGTAAAGACAGGGTATATGATTGCGCCCGAAGAATGAGATGCTGCTGTGGTTCCGTCAACACCTCGTGAAACGACCGTCAAAGTAGTTCCGGATATGGTTACGGACATCTTTTCCTCAGACGAGGTTTGAGGCGACACAACGACAAACAGAGGCACACCAGCAGATGACGGCCAGCCAGTAGCAGAAGCAATAGTAAAAGCCGTAACGCCAGTTGCGGCAACAGACGAACCTAAAGTGCTGGCAACTGCCCCACCTGCATACTGTCGACGTGTTTTAGGCATTACTACTCCTGGATAGATCGCATCGTAATAATAGCAGTACCATCCCATTGCCATTCACGCCCACGAGCGTCAGATGGTCGCCATTCCATATCTTCCACGATTACTGAGTAAATCTCTGTACCTTCTTGAAAGGTAATAACGCGTGGGTTGTTGATGAGTTCTTTAAATTCTGCTCGTTCAGCATTGACATCGTAGTAATACGTCTGTCCCCAAACATCAAGTTCTTGGTGAAGCATTACAGGCACTTTGAAAAATTCGCTACGTGTCGGGGTGACATAAGCACGACCAGTTATCCGTGTAACCGTTGGACCTGAAGTTACCGTAGCATCACGATTAAGCACAGCTTTAAAACTGGCCTCAATCATCTTAGCTTCGGTGCCATCAAAAGTATGTTGAACAGCAGTAGCCGAAGATGATGTGCCGTTCAAAACATAATCGTTACCGTCAAGAGATGTAAAGAAAGAAACAGAACCAGTCAGGGGAAGAGTTCTCAAGTCAACCTTGACAACAAACTTTCTGTCCATAATTCCCCAACGGAAACGACCAGTCTCAATATTGCCAGTTGCTACTTTAGATGCGTCATTCTCAACCACAACACCAACACCAGAAACAGAAAACACGCGCTTAGATCCAATAGTGGCACACGACAAAACATTAGCCGTGGATGTATACATCAAGTCTGTTGCCCAAGCAGGCGTGTTGGGTGACGTAAATACTGACAAATCAAGACGACCTAAACCAGTAGACACTCCGTCATAGTTGCTATATGCGTACCAAACAAAACGTCCTTCTGATGTGAAGTCATTTACATTCCCTGATGTTGGAATAATTGAACCAGCAACAAGGTTGGAATCAACATCGGTTGAACAGAATCGAATACCCTTGTTTGATCCGATAAGAATAAATCCGATGTATCCGTGGATAGCAGAAACTCTTTCACCAATTGGTAACTCAAGAGCTACAACAGGAACATCAAGTGTTCCGTCTGCTTTGACTGTGATTTTATATACGAGACTTTTATCTCCTGAACGACCTGCCGCATAGACAGCGTTCTGTCCTGCTGCTGCACCAACCCAACGAAAGTCTGTGTCTGGATTGTCATAGAAAATTGTGTGCGAGCCTGAACCAAGACCGATTTGGTAAAGATCTTGGTTATGGGCGGCAAACCCACGACCTTTAGCAAAACCAAAAGCCTCATAAGTTAAGTCATCTGTGCCTGATGTTGGATAAAAGAAAGTAGCAGTAGTTGACCCTGGCGTGGTATACCAAATGTCATTACTTGTCCACCCAATAAAAACATTCTTACCGTTAGTTTCTAAACCGGTAATGGCAGTTGTTGGAAGAGTTGTTGGTGACCCAGTTGTAACAGCAGTCCAAGTAGGGCTGGCATCAAAAGGGTTACTTGAAAACCTAAGCACCCCACCATCAGCTACATACAGATACTCAGTACCACCTGACTCGACAACACACATCAACAAATTCGTGTTTGCGCTAGAAAGAGAAACCTTAGTTTCATTCAACAAAGACAACTGTCCTTTAACCCAAGGGTTAACACCTTTAGATTTAAAGAATCGAAACGGATCAGAATCAACGTCGGCATATATTTGACCTGCACCAGCATGCCAAGAGTTCTGATTACGCCTCCACAAACCCTGTGGGTTGATAGTTGCTTCTCCAGGTTCAGTACCTTGGTCGAATGAATCTCTAATACGAGGTTCAAACCCACTCATAAAATCTTTTGACTGTTGATCAATCATGTATGGGCGGCCATCAATAGCGACAGGGAAAACTGAAGGAACTAGTTGTGATGCACCTGTGCCTGTATAGAACGCTGGAACATCTGCCAGGTTGTCATGCCAATCAATGATATTTGACATGTCAGTCCCTGTTTAAATAAATAGGGTATTGAGAGTCAAGTTTTGTGGCTTCAGCAGTAATTCGATCTCGGCGCATACGCAAAAGGTTTGTGATGCTGTTAGTAACTGCACCTGCTGGTACTTCCTCTGCGCGCCGTGTGTCACCCTGTGATTCCGTAAAGTTACGTTTAATTTCTCGAGGGGCCATCAACCTAATCTGTGCGCCTAAAACCAAAATGTCTTCAGCTGACTGAGGGTATCCACAGTTCACTTGAAGATCATCTGTTTCACGGTTAATGCGATTAAACGGTGCTTTGTAGGTGATGCGAAGAACACCCGATCTGGTGGGTTCATTAAATTTCAACGCTGTACCAGATCCAAAGTCAGAGGTTGGCAGGTTGCGTATCAGGCTTACGCGCCGAATAAGTGGGTAGTCAGTTGACAGGTAACGCAGCCGAACATCAAGTAGTTCAATGACATCACCGATAGATGGCAGGTTAATCATCGTGTCTGAACCATTGTAATTAATGTCAAGGGTTTTAACTCTGTACAAACCGTTCATTGGGGCAACAAGGTCAGACAAGTCATCGTTGAATGCTTCAATTATTTGATGACGAGGGAAGCGTGGGTTGACAAGGCAGATTTCTCCAGCCAAATGAGCAACTGCTGTAGTGCCATTAAACCCACGTTCTACCGTTGCTGTCTTTGTACCAGAAACAACTTCCCACACATACATCAGTTCAGCACCAACCTCGATGATGGCTCCAGTTCGGATGGCTTTAATTTCATAGGAAAAGACCACAGAGGTTGCCGTAGCAGTTAGGTTGGCAGACAATTTGTTGCGCTCTTCTACAACGCCCGACAACAATTGGCGTTGGGTTCGGTTTATGAGTTGAGCGATAGTGGACATCTTTTGCTCCTAGACATTAGATGTCTTCAATCATAGACGATAGAAGTCAAGGTTCGTTTGAAGCCGTTCATCATTTGGGTTTGCCTCAACAGCCAGTTCTCCGTATTTGACAGCTTCTGTTTTTAATCCCAAGAAGAAACAAGACAACGCCATGAGGTCATACGGAAGATCGCCCCAAGCCCAATCTTCACACAGGTAATCCATGGGTTTTGTAGTCACAGCAAGCGCGTTGAAACAAGCGTTGCGGCATGACTGCCACATTTTCTTATCATGGTAAACCTTGGCTAAAGATACCCATGATTCACGCCGGCTGGGATCTTCAGCACATGCACGTACTAGCAAGTCTTCTTGTTTATGGGGATGCAACTTGGCTAAGAATCTAAAACTGGCTGCGCGTTCAGGTTTCCAATTGGAATATTGAAGATGCTGATAAAAGAAATGGTCAGCTTTATCGGGTTCGTTATTATAGAAATATTCCCTAGCCAAGTAAAAATTGTTTCGATCATTAGTCGGATCTTCTTCCAATGCCAATTCAAGTAACGGCAAATACTGTGAACGAGACTTGCTTGAATCAGGGTGATGATGGATTTCAAGGCCATGCGCCCATTGTTGAATTTCAGTACCTTCGCACCTAAGTGTTTCGTGGACAGGGTGTTTCCATTGGTAGTTATTCCGGCGATGAATCTTGTCCCCACCATAGACAAGTCCTTCTGAACCATCTGATTTCCATGACCAAACATACTTGTATCGGGGACGCGTAGTTTCTGGCTCTAAGTTGTAGAGAGCTTGTCGCCAACCTGGTTGTAACACCTCGTCCATGTCTAAAGCGATACAGAAATCAATGTCATATGGCAGCAGATCAAGAGCTGTGTTTCGGGCAGTATCAAATCTCCATGGTTTGAATGATTTGTGTATTACCGATATACCGTTTGATATTGCTAGTTCTCTTGTTTGATCTGTTGACCCTGTGTCTAGGATGAGGCGATAGTCAGCATCGGTGCAGGAGTCAGCCCAGCGTTGAACGTGTTGTTCTTCATTGAGTGCGATGGTGTATACAGCAATCTTCAATGTGTCTACCTATTCTAAATTTTTTCTGATTTCAGTAGCCGATATAGATTCAATCTCGGCTCCAAGTTCAACCTTTTCAATTAAATAACCAACATCTCTGCCGTAGACAATGTTAGTTATGTTAGGAAACTTCACAACAAAAGCATCCTTGACTTTAATGTCAACGAAATCTTTAACTTGGGAAAAATTAAATGGGTCTTTTTCAGATGTACCCATAGTATCCCTAACCCCTACAACAACTTGTTCTTGGCGTTTTTCTGCTTCTTGATAGAGAGCGAGGTGTCCATCGTGGAACGGTTGGTATCTTCCAAGTACAAGAACTGTCGGTTTACGCCAGTCATGTAATACAGACATTTCAAGAACAGTATCAAATTCTTCATCAATGCTGAAACCGTTTTTAATACAAATATCATAATCTTGGGGGTCTTCCCAAATTTTGTTTGTGTCTTCATATCTTCCCTGTTTAATTCTGTCAACCCATACTTTTAGATCGGCATGACCAAACGCTTTTCTTGTTTCTTCTGTCGGACAAATAAAATCTACTATGACGTTGTTGCCAGATTTAGATAGCAGTCTAGCGATAGCCCCAATTCTTCGTGCGTTTTCAACCCTGTCTTCAATAGAAAAACCCAAATCACTATTTAAGTCTAATCTAATTTCATCTGCATTTAAATGGATTGAGTTAGTCCTTGAAGACAGTTCTGTAGCCAATGCTGTCTTACCAGCACCAGCTTGTCCAAAAATTAATATAATCATTATCCACTTCTCCAAAAATTTAAATTGCTGTATTTGTTTAGAACATACTGAGAAAGATTTTCTTCAGGGTTTCTGAAATGTGGTTCAACTTTATCTTTCAACAAATGTAAGTTGCGTATCCCATAAACTTGATCATCCACTCGAAACGGCTCCTCCACATTCAGTTCATGTTGAAAAGTATCAACACCCCAAAACTTGTATATGGAATCCATTGTTGACTGGGTAGAATCAACCAAATCGTTGTATTCAACAAGCAGCATATTTTTTCTATATTCGCTTTGCCACATTGATTTCATAGAATTTAAATTGCTATTAACCCTCCCACCTGGGGACATTAAAGCGTCACATCTATCGTCATTGATTGGTCCATAATACTGTTGCGTATTTATTAGTTCATCAATAAAACCACCGTTGCCATTTTTTTCAGCAATTGCCATATAGGAAGACAAAACTTCAAGAACGTCTCTGACACAACAAACTATTTTGGGTTCTGAATCTATGTATTTTTTTGCTAAAAAAAATGCGTAAGAAGCAGTCCAGTTTCTGTTCTTGTCAACTATAAATGGTTTTTCAATATGAGAATAAAAGGATTCAGGTATTTGGGAACAAACATTAAAGACCCTTTCTGGTAGGGGGAACGCACGGGCCTGTTCAGATTGGGTTAAAATTGATTCGTTTGAACTTATACAGTCAATTAACGGAGAGTTAGGCTCGGCGTGTACCTGTGGGTTTTGGTTCAGCAAAGCAGAAAGCAAAGTTGAACCACTACGAGGCAATCCTGCTATAAAGAATAATTTTTTGCCCATCACTAAAGTTATTTTGAGTCTTCTGCTTTGATTCTTTTTGGAGGTTCAGAAATTTTTTGTTGGTACAAATCTAAAATAAACTCAAATGTTTCAAACGAAAAAATCTTTTCGTTGTGCAGTCCATTTGGAGAAGATTCTTTCCATTCAATTTCGCCCTTGTCGTCTTGCCATTGAATTGCATGGATGTGTTCGTCAATACCGGACATATCAATTTCGTTAGCAGATACCCCATTTACGACCACAGTTTTATCTTCGGGAACGATTGTTATTTTCATTGTTCAATTTCTTCTATGATTCTTTTACCGATTGACTCAGCGACAATAACAGGGTAGCTGTTGTAGTTGTTAACCTCGTTACGTAGGCTTTCAACTGCTGCACCTGTTTGTCTTTGTTGTTGAGAGTTCTCAATTAATAGAACAGGAAGCCAAGCAATAGCACAACCCCAATCATCGAGCTGTTCTCCGGTATTGGGGTTCATTCCCGATATACGCATATACCATGCACATTTGTGCGCGATGCAATCTTTTTTTATTAGTGGGCAATATGTTGCCTCAATCTTACCCATGTCAGTCCTTCGTTGCAATTATAATATCAACATACTGCACATCAAGGTTGAATGATGGTTGAGTAAAACCGTGGTTGTGCGCCCCACCACCACCAGTTGAGGAGGTGGCACTTGAATATCCATAAACTACGCCGTTACCAGGAGGGACATAACCAACATACCCACCTGCACCACTCCAGTAATTCCAAGAGTGATTATGGCTAGGCATTTGGGCAGTAGTCAAAGTGTGGTTAGAAACAGCACCACCACTTGTCGCAAAAGAAGTATTAAAAGCACCAGTAAAACTGTTTGTGCCGCCAGAACCAGCAGTACCTGTAACCACTCTTAAAGCCTTGTTGTTATGTGTGGTTTGTTTTGTCCACCCAACAGGAGCTGTTGTTTGTTGGAAAAGCAAAGCTGTTCCTGAAGGAAAGTTTGGACCTGTTGCACCAGTCGGTCCAGTTGCACCAGTCGGTCCAGTTGCACCAGTAGGCCCAGTAACGGTTGATGCGGCTCCAGTATCCCCAGTCGGTCCAGTAGGACCAGTAGGTCCCTGCGTCCCTGTAGGACCAGTAGGCCCTGTAACCGTAGATGCTGCACCTGTAGGTCCAGTAGGTCCAGTAGGACCAGTCGGTCCAGTAACGGTTGATGCGGCTCCAGTAGCACCAGTCGGTCCAGTTACCGAGGAAGCCGCTCCAGTCGCACCTGTAGGACCTGTAGGTCCTGTAACAGTAGAGTCAGCTCCTGTCGGACCTGTTGCTCCAGTTGGTCCTGTAGGGCCAGTTGCACCCACAGCACCGACTGCCCCAGTTTGTCCTGTGGGGCCAGTCGCGCCCACGGCTCCAGTATCCCCAGTTGCTCCTGTTGGTCCTGTTGATCCTGTTGCACCTATAGCACCTGTCGGTCCTGTCGGTCCTGTTGGACCTTGCGAACCAGTAGCCCCTGTACCACCAGTAGATCCAGTAGGTCCCGTAGCCCCGATGCTACCTGTAGCTCCAGTTGGTCCAGTAGCTCCTGTGGCTCCGACAGCCCCAGTTGCACCGGTTGGTCCAGTCGATCCTGTAGACCCTGTAGGGCCAGTTGCCCCCATATCTCCAGTTGCGCCAGTAGGCCCTGTAGGTCCAGTAATACCGATAGGTCCTGTTGGCCCCTGCGATCCTGTAGCACCAGTTGCTCCTGTCACTCCGATCGGACCTTGAGGTCCAACGTTGCCTGTCCCTACAACATTAACTCTTGTGCCGACTTCAATAGGGATGTTTGGGTCGGCAAGCGCAACAATATATGTGTTGTTTGATTTGTATACAACAAGAGGTTCGCTAGTGATAGCGACAGTTACAAGAGTGGTAGCCATTGCTACCTCGTTACGTCAGCAAGTACAGTTACTGTTCCAGCCAAGACAGTTGAAATTGTGCCTGACGCGTTTTCTTGAAGGTCCCAATAATAGAAACCTGGGGACAGTTCAGCAGAGGCTGTAGATGCCATTGTGCATGTCACTTCCCCACCAGCACCGTTGGTGACTGTACAAGTAAAAGACGCACTAATGACGGCAATATCAGGGGTAGAACGAAGCTGGGCTGTGTAGGTTCTGCCTGTAACGTCAATAGCAGTAGTTCCATCGGTCGTCAAGGTAACCACAATTGTTTCGGTGTCTCCACGCGTAACGGTTAGATCTTGAGTTGCTGGAGCTGCCATAGAACTACCACTTTACCTTATTTGCCCAGTACGCCGCCGACATCTTACCCTTAGCAATATTTTGGGCATGTCGAGCCTTAAAAGCTTTATTACGTTTACTGCCATCAGGAGAACCAGTAACACCCTGCTGACCAAACCGGATCAATTTAACGGTAGAACCTTCCTTAGCCAAAACAGCATGGGACTTCTTAGCATTAGGTGTTTTCTTAGGTTTGTTGTATCCAGCGAACTTTTCGCCACGGTATTCAATAGTCATATTTTCTCCAGTAAGCCAGCATCAAATAATACCTGATGGACACCCTCGCTGATTTTGTATTCTACGCCAGGAACAAAATTATAATGATGTTTACCTATATCGCAGGACACTTTGCGTTTAACCCTCACAGTTAGCTCAGGCACCAAAACCACAGACTCGGCGTTACCCATCTCATAACCCACAGGTAAACCCTTAATCAATTCCTTCGTGGCGTTCTTCCAAGAAAACTCAGCAACCCGAGGAACATTAGCTAAAGCTGTATCAACTGGATTAGCTCTGTAATGATCAAGCATCAAAGTGATAAGCGCGTCTTCAGATGGTTCATCCCACTTACCGACAGATTCTGCTTTGCTTTTGCCACAAGGAATAACACCAGTTGCCAAATGTTTAAACTGCGACTGGCCAGTTGAATCAGAAATAATTGTGGGGATACCCATAGCGATAGCCTGCAAAGGCATCAACCCGAAACCTTCACCCCTCGAAGCAGCAATAAAAACATCTGCCTTACTGAACCACTCACGTTGCTGATCGATTGTCATCCAATCCCGATTAAGAACAATATTGTCACCAAGATATTTAGTTGGAACATCCTTCGCATGAGGTGCAGCTTTAATATGCAATTCAGCATCAGGAAGGTTCAATCTTTTAAAAGCCCGAACCACAATGTCCAAACCTTTCCGATGCCACAAAGAACCACCAGCATGAAATCTAAAAACCTTGTTCCGATTAGCAACTGGATACCAACGTTGCATGTCAACACCCAAAGGAACAAGACTCACATTTGGATGCCATTGAGAAAACAAATCAACATTATGTTGACAAGGAACAATGATTTGGTCATACAAAGATATGTACCTAATAAAAGTACCAGGAAGAGTATCTGTTTCCCACATGGTAAAACACGCACGAAATTGATCTTTTAACCAAGTATCACGCGACTGAGGCACACCCATTTGAACATGCACAGACGCTGTATCAGAAAGTTTTACATTACGAGGAACAGCAGAAAGAAACCCTTCAAGCATTGCTCCGTAACCAAACTTGGAATCTTCAACACCGTCCCATGTTTGTATGTTCACTAGAGACGGCCAGTTTCAATCTGTTGAACGGATGTGGCTTTAGATTCAAGGTTAGCTGCACCATCAATACCTTTGGGTTGAATACCATTCTTACGCAGACGCTTGTATGCCGGCATATCTTTATCCCAACCTTTAGCGCGCTCATTAATTTTTGCTACCTCAGCACCACGAGTTGTTGAAGGATTAGAACCAAAACGAATCCCCGAAACTCGACATGCAAAGCAACCCTCAACATCTAAGTCAGGGTGTGTCTCCTGATGTTTCATTGCGTAATAAATTCTCCATAGCCAGCAGAAGTTAACTCAGCTTCTTCGTCAGCAGTTAATTGATATATATGACCACCGTAGTAAGCCTGAGCAACTTGAGTCATATATGCAGGTTGATTCTCCGTAAATGTCCCATCAGTTAATTTCCACACATTGCGACCACGAGGTCCGGGTTTAAGATACGACAAAATGCCAGTATCCCAACCGTCAGACCACACCACAAAATCATCTGTAGGTGTAGAAAAAGTTGCCATTACTTATCGAGCA